TATTAAATACAAACTACCAACAAGATCTTAGAGAAGAAGCAGAGTCGGAGGGTTTTTTCCTTGGCTAATACATTTAAAAGTGCAATGGTTGATATGACATCAACAGATTTAACAACTATAATAACTGTGCCAACAGCTAATCCTGGTGCCACACCCCCTGTTCCACCTACAACAGATGTTATTAAATCTATTTTAATTTGTAATGACTCAGGTAGCACCACACTTGTTGATTTAGAAGTTGTCAGATCATCTGCGACTTTTGAATTATTTAAAGCAAAAAGTGTAGCAACTAATACTACAACAGAATTATTATCTCAACCTCTTGTGTTACAAGAATCTGATGTATTAAAAGCACAAGCAAATGCTGCTAATCAAGTTCACATAATTGTAAGTTTTATGGAGGTTACAAAAGGTCAACTTTAGAAAGGATGAATATGAAATTACAAGGAATGTTTATTACACCTGTATTTACTACAGAGTTAGAAAACAATTATAATTTAGAACAAAAACTTTATGATTTACAAAAACAAGATAAAGTTGGATCACCCAAATCAAATGTAAAAGGGTGGCATAGTAAAGAAGATTTATATTTACGTGAAGAGTTCAAAGAAATAACTCAAGACATAATGTTTCAAGCACAAGAGTGTTTTAACGCATTAAGTGTAGAGAGAAAATATGGGCCTGAAATGACAGGATTATGGGGTATGATAAATCCACCAGGTGCTAGAAATACAGTTCACACACATCCTTTAAATTTTTTATCTGGAGTTTATTATTTAAAAGTGCCAAAAAACAGCGGTAATTTAGTGTTTATTGAACCTAGGCCACAGGCAGAGGTGCTGGATCCACCTAAAAATCAAGACTTATCCGTGCATTTTGCACATAGTGTGCAGTGGGAAGCGAAGGAGAATAACTTGATTTTTTTTCCATCATGGTTACAACATGAAGTACAAGAAAATAATTCTAATCAAGATAGAATTATTTTAAGTTTTAATTTAAGATGGAGAGAATAAAATGCCAATAATTAAAAACGCTGAACAAATAGGAACGGTAACTTTAGAGGACGGAAGAGTCATTCCAAAGTATAACGTCAAAACAGAAACAACACTTACAAACATGGACACAGGTCAAGAATACGAATCTGAAGAAGCTATGCAAGCTGATATAGATGATCCAAACACTTCAACAACCGCTGAAAAAGTCAGACGAGATGTTAAAGTATTTGCTCCATCGTTAAAAGATATGTTAGGTGAGACTCCTAAATCTTAAGATTTTTTACAATCACAATCATCACAACAATGTTGCGCTGAATCTTTTAGGTGTCTTTCAACATCTCTTTCCATTGCTAGTAATCTTTCATGGTATTTACTCACCTTATCTGCAAGGTAGGCGATAGCTTTATTTATATCTTCATTTTCCATATTTATCTCCTGTGATTGTTAATTTTGGTGAGAACCTAATGTAAACATGTTTTGTCTAAAATCAACAGAACTTTTCTAAATTGTTTTCTTGACATCAATTTCATGATATAAAATAAGACAGAAAACAGAATATGACAGATTTTATAGGAGTGTATGATATAGATAACACTGATATTTTTTGTAAAAAAGTTTTTAGTCATTTAAAAAACTTAGAATTAATAAACAGAAACAAAGACGAAAAATCAATCACTGGAAGTCATTATTATTTATTACAAGAACAGGAAAATACTCTCTTAAATTTTAACATTAATTTATTAAATGAATTTCACAATATCATTAATGTTGCTTTTTTAGATTACATAGAAAGATATAAAACAGCTTTTGAATCAGGATCAAAGATTTTTTTAAATCCTAATATTAAATTACAAAAAACTTCTCCTAGTGAGGGTTATCATATTTGGCATTGCGAAAATTCAAGTTTACAAAATTCTAGCAGAACACTATTTTTCTTAATGTATTTAAATAATATTGAAGAAGGAGGAGAGACAGAATTTTTGTATCAAAATAAAAGAGTGCAACCAAAAGAAGGCAGACTAATTATTGCTCCTGCCTCATGGACACACGTGCACAGAGGTAATACTTCATTAAAAGGTGATAAATATATTTTAACAGGTTGGTTTGAATATATAAATTAATTTTGAAAGGATAAAATATGCAAGCAGATTTTACAGTTAGTGGAAAAGTTATAGGTAAGTACCATCTACAAATAGATGAGATAAATCAATTAAATGAAATATTTGATGCAAAAAAATCAACTCTACAAGATTTTAGTCATAAGTTAGCGGGAAACGTAAAAGAAGAAACCAACATTATGAATATGCTATCTTCTGTGCCAATAATTTACTCAATGTATTCTTGTATGCAAGATTATGTACAAAACACAGCACATTTACTTAAAAGTAAAAATACTCCAATAAAAGACTATCATATAGATGGTGCGTGGATTAATGACATGGTTGAGGGTGATTTCAACCCACCTCACGTCCACCGCATCGACCCAGTAACAAAAAAGGCCTCTGGCTACTCAACTGTTTTATTTTTAAAAACACCAGAGATTGTTGCTCCAACAAATTTAAATAAAGAGTCTATGAATGGTTGTTTAACTTTTACAACTGTGGACGGTGAAAATTGTATATCATTTCAACCAGCTGTAGGTGATTTCTATATTTTTCAGGCCAGTCATCAGCATTTTGTTATGCCTTTTAAATTGAAGCACAAAGATAGAATTAGAAGGTCTTTATCTTTTAATTTTACAACTATTTTTGAGGATCACCAACCCTCTAAATCTGATTCATCAATGGCTCCATAAACTCCATTATTTAAATCAGTCCAAAGTTTTTGACCGTGCGCCGCTGTATCCCAAGGCGTACACATAAAAGGTTCCCATATATCTCCAACTGCTTCAGTTCTATGAGTCCATTTAACATCACATTCAATCGTAGTTTTTCTAGTGGTGCCATCGTCTTCTAATACATTAAAAATTTTAATAGGCTTACCGTCACTACCCATTTCTAACTCACCATTAGCATCAGTTTTTAAACTAAACGCATATTTTCTTACAGGGTTTTGTAAAGCTATAACTGAAGTTTCTATATCTATTGCCATTATTTATCTCCTTTATGAAACACGTCTAAATATACCAAAATTAGATGCAGCTATTCTATATAACGACATTGATGTGCCACTTGGTGTAGCCCCAGTATTATAACCACCAGCATGAGGTGCTGATCCTGCAAATAATATCTGACTAGTGATAGTACCTGGTGTATTTGAACTACTTGTTCCTGTATTTAAACCAGCGAAAACTCCACCAACATCTTGACCGCCCATTTGCGACATAGCAGTGCCAACAGCTGAGGCAGAGGGTGCTGGTAAATTAGTCAAGTCCGCTCCTGAAATTTCAGGCAAATTGCCTGTTAATTTAGTAGCATCTAAAGTTTGTGTGCCTGTTACGGTTACACCACCTATTATTAAAGCCATTACTCAATCTCCTCTAAGTTAAATTTATATTTTTTACCATTTAATCTATTCAAAATAAAGAGATTTTCATCGCCCTCTTGAATAGTCCAATGGCCTGAAGTTCCATCAACTTCATTTGCTCTAGTTTTAGTATTATTTAAATTTAAGTCACCTGTATATATGTCTCTCCACTGTTTTGTTGAAGATCCTAAATCATGAGTATCATCAGCAGAAGGTAAAACCGATCCTCCAAAAACAGCACCTGAATTAAATGTTGCTGTACCAGCTTCACTTCCATCAAGTGTAAGCATAGTTATATCCGCAGTATTGTCTGTCCCTTTAAATAAGATATCTGTATCGTTGCCTTGAGCATCTATAGTTATGTTACCAGCGGTAGTTGCTAAAGTAGATGCGGCATCCCCTGTTGTAATATCATCTAAAGCTGTGTCAGTATTAACTGTTGCAAAAGATAAAGTTCCAGATCCGTCTGTACGAATAAATTGTCCAGACGTGCCATCAGCTGAAGGTAAAGCCATAGAGGTAGTACCAAAACCGATTGCATCCATACGAACTGTGCCGTCAAAGAATGCATCTTTAAACTCTAAAGATGCTGTTCCAAGATCAATATCATTAGTTGTGGAAGGCGATAAAGCACCATCTGATAATGTTAATTGATTTGCGTTAGCAACTTTAAATGTAATAACGTCATCAGAAGCTGCTGAGATAGTTGTATCTGCATCTTCATCTAAAGTTAATGTTTGACCATTAAGATCTACTGGAGCAGTAACTGTACCTGGTCCTGCAAAAACATCATACCAGTTTGTACCGTCTGTAGCGACTAGTCTAGTAGCGCCATTTTCTATTGTTAAAGTGTTGCCAGATGCACCAAGTCTTGCTGTCATAGCATAAGGACCTGAAGATCCAGAATCTGTTGTTGCGTTTGTAATTAAATAAATTTTTTGCGTAGCTGGGAACTGAGCAATTCTTACAGCTCCATGTGCTCCCGTTAATCTTATATGTGCGTTTCTAGCTTGGTTGTTTGCTTGCGATTGTGGTCCATCGGCGTTTGTCAAAGTTGTAACTGCATTGTCACCACAAGCTACATCGACAACACCAGCAATAGAAAACTCTAAAGATTGAGAAAAGTTGTTGTTTGTAATAGTACCCCAAGTTCCTGAATTTTCACCAGTGCCTTGTAGCTCTATTCTCAAACTTGTCGAATATGTCGAACTCATAATATCTCCTATATAAAGTTAAAAATTAAAGTTTGTCAAAACTTTTATGCAGCTTTGTGAACCTCTGTCCAACTAATATCGCTGTTTGAGTCGTCTACTTCTGACCAGAAGGTGCCTTGTAGAGTACCAAGTGAACTTGTAACAGAATTACCAGTCACTGTCAAAGTCGAAGTTCCAGATACTGCCACTGTACCAACATTCGAAGTAGCTGATACGCTTGGAGCTGTATAAATTGTCTCTTGAGTTTCATCACCAAGGCTTGACGTTAATCCTACACCTGTAAGGAAAATAGATGTCTCTACTGTGCCCAATGCTGAAGTTAAAGCATTACCACTTGGGAATACAACAAATTCAGGATCAGCCTCTGCTGTGCCAACAGCTGATTGCATGGCTGTTTCAGAACCAGCTACGACTGTAATTTGTCCATCACCTGATATAGAAAAAGTACCTAGTGCAGATGTTGTGCCTAATCCAGTAACCGAAATGTTTTGATCGGTAGTTAGAGATTCATCTCCTATAGATGAAGTTAAAGCTTGACCTGTAAGAGCAAATGATCCACCTACAGCGCCCCACTGCTGTTCACTCCAACCAATAGAATTTCCAGTGTTGATGTCTGTATCACGGTTCCAACCTGTGGTTTTTGTTACACTTGATGATTCATTACCTAATGATAAAGTTAAGCCTAATCCTGATACTGATATGTTTTGATCTGTTGAAAGTGATTCCTCACCTAAAGATGCAGTAAGTGCAATTCCAGTAGGGCTTACTTCAGCTATACCAGTTCCAACAGCAGTGCCTGCCGTAGAGGTAAGTCCAATACCTGTTACTGAAATATTTTGGTCAGTGGCAACTGTCTCAGTACCTAGAGATGACGTGAGGCCATTACCTGTAACAGATACAGGTGCTTGCTGGTTCCAGGCACCACTGTTCCAAGTTTCTCGGCCCCATCCTTGGATAGAGGCCATGTTTTATCTCCTATGCTATTCTTAAAATTGCAGCAGTCGCTTCAGCAGCTGGAAACGTAATTGTAAACGTACCAGACGTTGAAGATTTAACAGCACCAAAATCAAGAACACAAACGGCTGCATTAGTGGTTAATCCAGACACAGTAGAGCTGTTATAAATAACAGCAGCTTGTGCAGAAATAGTTGCACTTGTAAATGATATGTCATTAAAATCACAAACAGCAGTATCACTCGATAGAGTTGGTGTTACAGATGTTAATGCTCCTCCACCTTCTGCATAAGTGCCTGATGCACTTACTTCGTCAGTTTGTTGAAAAGCAGTTGTAGATTTACTTAATGTTGCTTCGTTGTCATATAGCGCTAGTTTAAAAGCATTCCCCGTCGTAGCCGTAAAATTGTGTAGGCCTTTCAGGATCTCCACTTTGAAACTGTTAGCTACAGCTTGTGTAATTGCCATAATAATCTCCTATGGGTTCCTAGACTCGAGAGGGATACGAATAACGCCATCTCGAAATTCGTCTCTACGGTCACGCCCCATCTCATATGTGGCTAGAGCCTGTACAGACTGATTATACATTTTATCATAGTATTGTATCATATCAGCAGGACCTTTCAAGTATCCAAGTGCCTCTAAAATACTACCATACAAAAGCACGTTTGGAGCATTCTGGCTCATCCAATTTGATGTTGTTGTACTGGACAAAACAGGTGGCTTGTACGTGTATGCGAGCTCTACAGTTAATGCAGCGTTCGGGGTTGGTGCCAACATGTGAGTATCATTATCATAAACAGCGTAATACTTGGGAGTACCTGCTCCTGATGATGTTCTATTTGGCTTATATTCGTTCATAAACGAAATATCTTTTTGTATCAAGAAAGTTCTATTATCAGACCCGTCTATTAGTTGAATATATCTAGTTGCCTCCCAATCGGCAGGAAGTGGTAAAAAGGGATTGTTTATAGTTAACGTAGCAGTGTCATATCTTCTATAATAATTAAGATCTACCGTTCTTCTTATTTTGTCCTCTGTAGATTTTATAAATTGATTAATTATAGAATCACTTAAAACATTTGAATCAGTCTCTGTGTAGTCTCTTACATTAGACAATAAATCAGAATAATCTGTCATGATGTGCTCACTGTAACATTTCCAGCGAAACTCTGCAATCGTGTTTCTTTAGCCTCAGTCTTAGGTTGCATACCTACACTCGCAAATCTGTTTGTATTTACTCCTATTAAACCAACAAAACATGTTGAATTTGCTATTTGAGGTCTAGCATCTTGTAAAGATTGTGGGTCTTGAATAATAGGTAGAGGCTCTAATTGAGGATGTTTAGCTTCGTATTCAGAAATATGAACAGTGGAATTGTTCCACTCTTTGACCATCTCATTGTATGGAAAAGCCATACCTGATCTATCAGATATGCGTTTAGCAAATTTGCCTGATGCATACTTACCCATTTAAGCTCCTGATGGTAAATAGGTTTTAGGTGTTAAAAATAAACTGGTTCTTTCGCCGTCTTGTGCAGCGGCTCTTTGAAACTCATCTTCATAAATTTGTTTCAATAATTGAATTCTATCTGGCGCTTTTTTCATAGACATGTAATAAGCTAATCCAGCAGTCATACATGGAAGAAAACGAAAAGGAATCTGAGCATTATTTGTGTAATCGCCCGCATCAAACATACGAACAAGAGCATAATACCTTAGAGTGTAAGTTGTATCAGCTGCAGGATATAGAAATAGTGTTGGGTTTATCGTACGTTCAAAATAGTATTGAGTTGGTCTTCCGCTGGTTGTTTTAACAGCATAGTTTAAATAAGTAGATCTGCTTATTGAATTAGCAGAAAAATCATTGTTACTAGAATCTCTAATAACTACATCAGTAATATCTACTATTTGTTGACTATCATTCGCACCACTACCAAATAAACTTGTTCCTGTTAAACTTGTTGTCGTTGCAGCAATTGTTTTTTCTTGTAGTTGTATTGTCCAAAGATTTAATCCTCTATTAGCCCACTCTGCTAATAATAGATTTAAGGAACGTCTTGCAGTTTGCAAATCGTATCCACTACGAACTTGCAAACCACAACGTTCATATGCTTCCTCAGCTATATCATCTATGCTGAGGTCAAAGTTTGCTGTTGAAGCGTAAGTTGGCATCTATTTTTTGCCGTTCTTTTTCATCATTCCGCCGCCTCTTTTTTTGACAGCGTTTTTCATCATTCCGCCACCTCTTTTTTTAACAGCTTTTTTCTTACCCTTCATGGCAGCTCCGCCACCCATCATGCCCATAGCTTTTCTAGGTGATACACGATCCATCATAGAACCGCCACCCATCATCTTGTTCATCATAGAACCGCCGCCACGTTTTTTAGCAACTTGTTTTTTCTTGCCTTTCATAGCGCCGCCGCCTTTCATTCTTACTTGTTTTTTCTTACCCATCATATTGACCTCCGAATATTCGTCTATAGGTTTTTTGTCTTGATACTACAACGTCTTGATAGTATCCTTTTGGCCACAACTTATAGTAACCAATCCTGTGTAATTTATCAGAAGCTTCCTGTAATTGCGAGAACTTTTGTGCCAGCATCATGGAATATTCCATGTCGCTTTCTACAGTAGGGGCGTCCCCATTTGGAGTGACAAGAAACTCTTGCTCCTCCTCGTTGGCTGGATTGTGGGGATGAAAACCCATAAAATATATATCCTTCTTATTATACCAAGTATTGTACGCATCTATAATATCCTGAAATTGCTCTAAGGAATAATTAAAGTAAGGATCACAAAATATCAATATTTCATGAACAGAAAAGTCTAACTGCTTCAAATGAGCATTCAATTCTGTTTTATACCACTTGCTTTTACGTTTTACTTCAATAACGACTTTATTGTCTTTCCAAGTTTTCTTAGCAAAAGGACACGCTGGAAAACCACCTAAATGTTTATTGGGTATTTCTAAGTAATGTTCAGACCACTTACGAACGTCTGCTACTATCTCTTTTTTAGAATACACCTTTAAAATCAAAGCCTCTTTGGGCTGCTCCCGCTCTTCTTTCTATTAAACCACCCATGGCTTTTTTTGCAAATGTTTTCACATTAGTTGGTTTACCTCCAACACCTTGAGGTTTACTTCTTTTTCTTTTCACTGCTGATCGTCTTTGACTCTCTGTCATTCTTGCTGCTTTTGCAGCAGGAACACATTTTGGATACTTTCTTTTTCTATCTGCTTTTAGTTTAGACCGACCACATTTTTTAAAACCGCCGCCTTTTTTCTTAGCGCCTATGTCGACCCAATCTTGCTTAAACCACTTAGCTAAACCTTTGTGCCCAGACATTATCCAAACTTAGTTTTTTTTCTTTTGCCTTCCATGATAGCACCACAGCCTCTCGCTATACCGCCATTGTTAAACATGGAAACTTTTTTTCTATCTTGAGATACCTTGTTGAAATCTACTATCTCTCCACCACCAGCTTTACCTGCTGGTTTAGGTCCTTTAAAATCTTTTCTCTTTACACCACTAGGGTCTTTAATCTTACCTGCACAAATTTTTGAAGCATAAGCATTTGCATACGCGCTAGGGTAAACTTTAAATTTACGCTTAGCTGCTGCTTTACCTCTAGGACATAATTTTGTCATCTCTTCCTCGCTGTTTGTTTTGCTCTCGCAAAGTTAGCTGCAGTAGGTGCACCCTTTGCACCTTTCTTACGCATTTTTGCGCCACGTTTTCTTTTAGCATGAATGTTAGCGTATAAACCTTTTCTCACCCTTGCCCCCTATATTTAACATATTGGCGTCTTTTGTTTTTGTTCTTCGGCCTTGTGCGTGAAGAACGGCCTATACTAGTCCTTTTTTTAACTGGTGTAAAGTATTCGTTGGATGGTGTTTTAGCCATGCTACATTTGTGATAAAGGATTCTCTAATGCTAGTTTTATTCTTTTCTCTATTTTTTCTTCTAGCTCAGTCATGGCTGATTCCAACTTATCCGTTAATCTTGCCATGTCTTCCTGAATGTCCTTCGTGGTATCTCTTAACTCCTGGTTGGTTTCTCTCGAATCTTCTTTAACAAGTTGTTCAACATCATTTACTATTTTCTCTACTCGTCTAACATCTTGTCGAAGATCATTTTTAAGTTCGTTTGCAACATCAGATACTAATCTAATTTCTGACATAATCATCTCCATTTCTTGCATAATCATCTCTACTTCTGTTTGTATAAGATCTGTTTTGCTTTTCATCTCTTCTTTTGTAAGAGCAATCTCTTTGTCAAAGCCAGATAGATCTGGTGCAACATACTCTTGTATCTGCTCTTTCATCGTAAGGTAATCTTTGTAAAATTCAAAACCACCCCATAGTCCACCACCTAGTGTGGTTAGAGCTGTTATGATAACAAAGATCTTCCCGCCTTTGAACTTCAAACCCGCAAATTCTACTTCTGCCATTGTAACTCTATCATATCATTCATCATGCCATCACTACCAC